ACAATAAGATGGATGGACGAGGTTTGTCAAGTAAAATGTGACACAATGGTAAGTGTCACAAATTATGGTAAAGAGATTTCATGAATGTAAAATCCTCAGGGAAACCGTCAAGGAAGAATGTACCTGAATTGACAGTTTTACCACCATGCTGATTACACTTCCAAAATCCATCTTCATCTGGTTGTGTAACATAGTCAGCAACTTCATCCTTCTTTGATGAATACATCTCACAACGATCAGGATACATTGCGAGGAAGATGATCACATCATATTGTTGGTTAGGTCGGATTTGTTGCCAACGAAACTGATCACCCTGCCCCCAAAGTGTTGACCCTTTGATCTCACAACGATGACCATTGATCTTACGATCATAATCAGTAGAGTCAGCGCGACGAACATCAAAACCAAGATGTTCGCAGTATTCACTAACAAGTTGCTCAAAGAACTTTCCCTTTCGTTTGCTACTCATTTCTTTGTAGATACGAAAGGGAGAGTCAACATAAGGATCAACATCACGATTATGCATTGCATCACCGTGTGTTTGATAACTTTCGATGAACTTTGCCTGAATTGTTGTGTCAATCATGGGAGGAAATTACGAGAGATCAATAACTCCTGTTTTTTCTGTATTTTCAAATGCGCGTGACGTGGTAACACGCTTGGATGCATTTGAAAACTGTTGTTTGTGCAGAGGCACCACAACCTTGTTCCATGCCTTGGTATGCTTGTCGTCGAGTTGACGATGAATGTGAGCAGCAACACCACTGATGGACATTGCGAGGTTCAGAACCTCATCTGAATCACATTCATCACCCAGATAGTCACATAACTCGGAGCACATCTGTTCAATGATGGTGCACTGAGTGATGACTGCATCAACGTCATTCATCACGGTCCACACCTGTTCGTAATCTAATGACATGATGATAGTAAAAAAGAGAAAAAAAATGCCACCGGTGAGGGTGGCATGATGAACCTGATCAGAGAGTGATCAGACAGCAACCTGTTGCAGGTTGCCTTCACGACGGTACTTAGCAATCAGGCGACCAACAGACTCGCCTTTGGCAAGTGTGGTCTCAAGGTCGGAGCGAAGAACGGAAGCATCCTTAGCAACGAAGTCATAAGCGGTGTCCTTAGAAGTGAACTGGACAGACACAGCGTTGTCGGTACCGAAGTCGATAGCAGCGATTGCGGAAGAACCAGTGATGTTCATAATGAAAATGTAAGTTGAAATTGACGATCTTTTGAAGAGGCGGCGTCACTCCTCTGTACTCCTGAATTGTAGCAGTTCTGGTGGGAGTGTCAACCAGATTGCTTGTTGGTGAAGGTCAGTTCATCATCTGTCACATCACCATTGAGTCCTAGCATCGATTCGTAGTAGGTCTCATAGTCTACTCCTAGGTGCTTCGCCATGCTCTCATAATCAGTGTGGTCAGAGAACTCGTGAACTAAATCCATCCAATCGTTGAGGTTCATGGGAGGAAAGGAGTAGGTAGAGAGATTATAACACATAACCTCTCTCTGCGCGTTTATTTAGTCGTTGTCCTCCTCAGTCTCAATGTCTGCATCCAGTTTTGTGTATAATTGCGTGAATGATAGTTTGGTGTCATCATCGAAGCGATTCAAGCACATCTCAATCGCTTTTACTTTATCACCAAAGATACTATACGCTCGCACAATATGCACCAGACGACGAGTTGAAATAATTTCATCGATGCCACCATCATTGAATGTTTTGCGTACAATGTCTGCCCAATCTACAAGATGCTTGTAGAAGTCGATGTGATCACCAGTAGCAGGAATGTTGAGACCTTCACCAACATTTTCAAGAATCTTCTTCTCTACTGCTGGTGTTGGATAGTTCTGTTCAAAGGTGATAGGGAATCGCTCAAGGAATGCCTCATTGAGAACATTTGTGCCAATGAATCTACCATCATCAGAACCCTTACCTTTTGTGTTGGCAGTAGCAATGACTGTGAATCCTTTCGCTGGTTGAATGTGAACACCAATCTTCTTCAGGAAGACACCATTACCCTCCAGAATAGATTGCAGGCACAAAATCTTATTTGATGCCAGGTCAATCTCATCCAACAGTAACACAGCACCACGTTCCATTGCCTCAATCACAGGACCATTGTGCCAGACAGTGTTACCATCAACCAGACGGAAACCACCAATCAAGTCATCTTCATCAGTCTCGATTGTGATGTTGACCCTGATCACATCTCTGCCCAGTTGAGCACATGCTTGCTCAACACCAAATGTCTTACCATTGCCAGACATACCTGTAATGAATACAGGATAGAATTGATGTGATTGAATTACTTTCTTGAGATCCTTGAATCCACCGAAAGGAACAAATGTCTCATCCTTAGCAGGAACCAGCGACTCAATTACTTTGGGGTTCTGTGCAACTGGTTCAGCAGATTGTGTGGGTTGAATGGTATCACTGATGTTCCAGTTACCACGTCTCACTTTGTACTGATTGAGATACTTAGTGAGAGTTTGGTATCCAACATCTGCATTGTTGCAGTATGCCTTCACCATATCAGCATCGATCTCAGTGCCGAAAGTTTCAACCAAGGCGTCGATGTGTTGTTGTGCGTTGATGGTGCGGGGCATCGGTTTGTTTGAACTGAAGTTAGTGTAGAACAGGGAAAGTGGGAATCAGGGTGGCAGTGTGCCACCCCTCCAAGTGTCATGCAACTTGTTCCATGAATGATTTTGTGATGTACTTGTTTGCTTTCTTGTTTTTGTGCATTTTACGGAATGCCTTGCTCACATCACTCTTCTTGTCAGATTCAACCTCAAATTCAGTATCAACTGAGAGATTCTTGATTGGAATACCAAACCAACGATCAAATCCGTTGCCTTTGAATGATACACTACCATACTTTTTCAATTCATTCTTCATCTCATCGTATCCTTCATAGGCATCAGTTCCGTACCATCTGTAGAGTGAGATCATATCACTTGATTGACACAAACGGAATGACATTACGTTGGAGTTCCTGTTATCAACCTTGATTGCTCTAACCAAGGCGTCAGTCAGGGATGGTCCACCACAATTGCAATCAAAAGTATGGGATTTATGCCTGATGATGCTGTTATACCTAACCATCACAGCACATTCTCTCTCAATGTCATCATATCCTGTGCGGATAACATTCATTCCAGAATAATTACCCTCACCATCAGTCAAGAACACAATGTTGCATTTCTGAGTGTTAGTTTTCTTCTGGAACTGTTTAGCAATCTGACCAGCACAAATGATTGCTTCATTGATAGGTGTGCCAGACAATCCCATACCACAAGGAGTTGGAATGTTGTATGTGAATGATGCAGCAGTCAGATACAAGTTCTTCAGTTGAGTATCAAAGTCAATTGACTTCATACTACTGCTGATGATGTTCACCATCCTGAACTTCTTATCAATTGTTATGTCATTCTTCCTCCATTTCGTATTACGGTGTGACTCAGGGTCATCACTGAATACCCATGCTTCATTGGTGAAGGCATACACTTCAAAGGGAATGTTTACCTTACGGCAGAACCAAACCAACTGAAATAGTTGCTTGACTGTATTCAACATCTCGTGTGCCATTGAACCACTCCAGTCCAGCACAAACACCAATGAGTGATTCTTACCGTTGGTTGTGGTTGATACTTTACGGAACACATCTTCGTTGTACTTGTATGTGTGGAGTTTGGTAGTATCAAGCACACCAGTTCGTGACACTGTAGTGCGAGCATATGCATCAGCACTCTTACGCATCTCAAACTCTTTTACAAGAGTATTTACTTCCTTAGATGATGTTTTCTTGTATTCTCTGTATTCTTCATCGAATCCTCTTACCCAATAACCTTGATTGCTACCATCATCAGCACGTACTTCATCATACAGTGATGACATATGCTTAGAGATAACATCAACAGGAACAATAACCTTGTCAAGATCTACATCAGGCAGTGTGATATAGGTAGGACTTGATGCATGCTCATTACGTAGATCTTCTAGGTTTCTATCGAAAGAACGCTGAGTCTGTGGTTCATCGATCTTACTATCATGATGATCTCCACCCATATCATCATCACCAAACTCCTCATCTTGTGCTTCAGGTTCATCAGTCTCACCCTCATCTTCACCACCTGATTGTTGCTCATTCTGTTGAGGTTGTTGGTGAGTATCACTCTGACCATCAGTATTACCCTCAACATTCTCACTGACACTTTGAGTTGCTTTCTCACATTGTTCTTTATGGAGTGCATATGCTGCCTTGGCAAGCACTAGAACATCCTCAAATGTCTCAGCATTACTGATACGAGTGACAATCTCATTCTCTGCATCATTGAACTCAATGTCATAGAATGAACCAACCTTGAAGTATAGATTCACACGGTCAATATAAGACAGTTTGTTTACATTTTTATCCTTCAGTTCAAAGAAATCTCTCTCATTCATGTCACGATATCCCTTGTGAAAGTCTTTTGTGAGACCGGGATAACGTTTCTTCATTAGTTTCTCAATACGAGCATCTTCTACGATGTTGACATAAGAGAATGGCACATCTTTATACTCTTCTTCCTTACTCCACTCACGAGTTTCTGTAAACAATGCATGTCCTACTTCATGAGCAACTAACATGTCATAGACATATTGTTGTACATTGTCCCAGATAGGGAGAGTAAGCAACCGACGATCAATGTCAAACGATGCTGTTGCTACCTGGCGGTGCTCAACGATAAGGTTCTCAGTTGCCAGTAGTCTGGCGAGCATTCCCTGAATCTCTGTGGTTGCCATCGCTGGTTGGTTTGAACTGAAGTCAGTGTAGTCTCAATGATCCTCAAGTCTTGCCATCTTGCACCACTTCAGCGATTGGCACACGCTTGGCGATCTGTTTGCTTATATCGGTTCGAGGACACCATTTGGCGATTGTATCATGACTTGTCAAGCACTCTGACAATTTGCTACCATCGTGAGGTACAACCTCAGTGCCAGGAAGCACTACCATATTCACATCACGTTGCGGTACACACCTTGTGCCAGTGCCACGAGCTATACACACTGTCATGCTCGTTGGATGAAAAAAGGATACGATCCCAAAGTGTTCGCCAAACTGCACAACATCACCAACAGACCATTCATTCTCTTCAAAACGGATTACATCCTGATTATTCCATTGTGGCATTGATTTGTTCGATGACATAGTTGGCAATCAATCGATGACCGTTAGCATTAGGATGATTCCCATGCTTGTATGGGTCGATGTGAGTGAGATCAGGACAAAAATTGTCTTTGTTTCTCATCTCACCAATTATATCAGGTACTATGTATTTTAGCGATACTTGTGCCATATCCTGAAACACATTTGTCTCAGGATACTCATAATGTTTGTTTAGACCAATATTGATGTGAGTCATATTCTTTGCCTCACAGAATATCTGTGTCATCATTATGTTTCGCCACATTCTCACACTATCCATACAATCACTTTGAACATCTCGATAGTGTGATCTTGCTCTATGTTGCACCTTGAAGTCATCATTATGATTGTATTTGTTCGGCGTCGCATTCTCTGGGAGGATTGATCTATAAGTTTTACCATCATCAAATGTTGTCTGAAACCTGCTAGGAATTGACCACTGTGTTACAACAACATCAGCAGGTCTTCCTGGCAAGAATATCTCACTAAGGATTGCATCATTACAGTTACCACATGCAGCAGTATTCAGTTCCTCAGCGTTGAAGTGTTCGCATACTAATCTGCTGTATCTCTCCTCATCTCTGTTCTCTAATTCATCTCCATATGTAAAACTATCACCACTGAACAAGATCTTCATTTTGACCACCTATGTTTTCTATCTTTTGATCTCCACACTGCAGGATGTTTGGGTTTATTACTCCACTCTAAATTCTGAGCGTGGATCTCATCTTGATAAGAATAGTATTTGAACTCAATCCAATTGTTCCATGGATCTTTGATAGTAGTACGATGACAACGTACATTCTGCCCATGCAAATGTGCTACAGCAGGATCAATTCTCTTAGGAATAAGGAAGTTGTATTTACTATCTATTACGTTGATTTCAGGGTGTTTGATGCAATGATCAACAACCTCAAAGTATTCATCACGATCCAAGAATACAGGTCCATTATGTCTTGGTAGTCTACTATCAGGTTGGTCAACAGATGTTGGTCCTTGAAGTACACTAACATGATGTCCTGCAAACGAAAAGATGAACCCAGGATTATGCGATCCATCCTCTACATTGATAGCAAATCTTTGACAGAACTTACAACCAAGCACATCACAATACCATCTGATTCCCTCCTCAATATCAGGAATGGTGAATGCCATGTGCCAAATTGTTTTGGTGTGACTATCACCAAGGATAGACATAGATAACGAATAGATGCTATTATGTACTTAGTATATCAGGTCTCATGTATAAAGGCAAGACTGTTTTATGTGTCATTCCAGCACGAATGTCATCAGGCAGATTCCCAGGCAAACCGTTAGCACTCATCAACGGCACTCAGATGGTCCTGAGAGTGGCGGAAATAGCATCTAGGTCAAAGTATATTGACGACGTTGTTATCGCCACTGAGGACGAAGTAATCGTTGATCTAGCGCATGAGCATGGATACAATGCAATGCTTACACGAACTCACTACACATGCACACATCGTGTTGCTGAAGTAGCAGCGACTCAACCACACAAATATGTCTTCAATTTACAGGGAGACGAACCACTCACTAAACCTGAATGGTTAGATGAAATGATTGTATATGGTATTGATAATGACTGTGATATGGTACAGAGTTCACGAAGTCTTGAGGATGGTGAGTTAGAAGACGAAGATGTTGTCAAGATGATTGAGAATAACGGTAAGGTTATTCATATGCAACGCTCACCAGATGTGGTGTGTGATAATATCACAGTACAACTAGGGTTATACTTCTATAGACGAAATGTTATCGTTGACTTCCCCAACTGTGATATGACATTTGTCAAATACTGGCGTGGATTAGACACGATTGGTTTCATTGGTAAATATGATGTCATACCATATGATCTAAAATGTGGTAAGATTAGAGCAGTTGACCGTACATGGCACATTCAGGAAGTAGAATGGTTACTAACCCTAAACAACTCAAAGTAGCAGCAGGTCATCTTGCTAGTGCTGATAGAGTGGCATTGATGGGCACTGGTGGCAATCTTGCCATTGCTCAACATATGGCAAGTGACATTTATCGTCACCTTGATAAGTATTGCTTTGCACCTGATAGTGTCAACTCAACTGCATTGGGTGGTGATGGGGGTTGGCAACAACCATGGATAAGATATGCTGCTAAGGGTGCAGATCTTATTATTCTTATCACATGTAGGATTGAATCACCTGCAGTATTTGCACTAGAAGATATAGATCAGGACCCAGACGTAGCAACACTACTCATTGCACCTGAACAACATCCAACCATCGATACATTGGTGATTGATGTTGATTATTACCATGAGTTTGAGACATTTGCATTGATGTCTGTCTATCACATGATTGAGGAGTGTGGTGCACAATTACCACTCTTACCTAAGAGTGCACCAACTAAAGATGTAAGTAGTAGGTGTGATGTATATTGTATTGACATTGATGGCACACTGACTGAACCACACGATGGTGATCCATGGAATGCTGTGCCACGAATTGATCGTATCAAACAGATCAATCAGTTATATGATAACGGTGCGACAATATATCTACAGACAGCACGTGGATATATCTCAAGTGTGAAGAGGCATCCTAATGATCCACAAGCACAACAACGTAATGCAGATTATATGTACCGTGGTAAGACGGAACAACAACTAAAAGAATGGGGTGTCAAGTATCACTCACTATACTTTGGTAAACCACGTGCATCAACATATGTTGACGACCGTGCATCACATGACTCCGAGTTCTTTGCACTGATGGATCCAATCACAAAACCAGAGACTAAAGCAACTCCGCCATTTTGGCACCCTGTGTAGTCAACTGAGCATCTAGTTGTTGATGCTCTATCCACTCATAACCTCGTTGGTATGATACACTCGCTCTGAACTGTTGTAGTTCATGTATCATACCATTTTCTTTCATGTCATCATATAATTCACGTGGACTCTTGAGTGCATCAAGACCCAGCATATTATTGACTAACCACACACGGTCATGGAAATCTATATCATTCCACTTCTCAGTCCAGTGGAAGAATGTCTTCTGCTTCTCTGTTAGATAATCATATCCCCACTTGAGATGTGACAACACACGTTCAGGTTGTCTATCCATCTCCTCTCTTGTCTTTGTTCTATACTTTCTTATGTCGTCGTAGAGACAAATACGCTTACCAAGATATGCAGCATAGTATAAATCAGTGCCAGGCCAAGGAATATAAACTGTCTCGTGTCTTTGAAATAATGTTGACAACTTGATTTGACGTGACTCACGATCAGTCAGTGACACAATCTCATGGTCTTCAGGTAGTCTTAGTTTTGACCAATGCTTCCACTTGTCACAGTCACGAAATGGCACTAGAAATGTGATAGGTGTGGGTGCTGAGTCAATAGCATCTTGCACAGTGCTATACTCATCATCACGGATAGTTACCTGATCATCACGTGGTAGGAAGAATAACGATCCTTTAGGTTCTACATATCGCTGAGTATATACTCTTCCAAGTTCCCATACAAATGGACATGTTCCATAATAACTTTTGATCTCACTAAATCTATACTTTGAGATCTTCTCGTGATGGAATCTAGACCAGGAATATAATTGCTTACTATCAAATACATCAGGTTTGGTGTACAGTAGATCAGGACGACCCACTGCCTCTCTACAGACACCAGGAGCGATCCCAAACATGAAAAAGGTATCTCGGGTCCCCCCAAGATACCTCATCATGCTATGATGCCATTTATCAGACTGCTGTGCGATGATACAGTCCTCAAGCCATGCCACCGCCCCACTGGCGGTTGACCCCATCATTAGTGCGGCGATAATAGCCGACATGCTCAGTCTTCTCTAAGAGAATGCTGTCTACTTCATCATCACTCAGCAGACCTTTTTCCAACAACAGTTGGACAAGACCTTCAGTTGACACTTCAATAGAGTCTTCATAGTATGGTGTCCACTTAGTGGCACTATCTGCATCAGCAATAGTACCAAACTCACCAGCAAGTGCCCGAGTATAAAGAGAGCGTGAGTGCTCTACAACATCGGTAGGTGATGCAGTGTATGGCAACCACGCTTCATCAACCTCAACAAAATCGACTTCCATGTCGATCATATTGTGTTCTTCGTTTACCCACTTGGGGTTCTTTACTGCGTTGACTGTAAATGACATTGTTCTTTTGGATTCCTCGGTTTGCTATATCAGGAATAACGCAACCAGAGGGTTGCTGAGTATGCAACCGTGGTGTTCACGGTCACAGAGTTGACAGTCACGTTGACTGAGGCAGTACCATTGATTGTCAGGTTGTCGGTTGGAATGTTACCAGCAACTGAAAGGTTGTCTGTTGGAACGTTACCAGAAATAGTGGTGTTTTCACCACCCACATCAACAGAACCACCAACTGAAAGGTTATCGGTAGGAACACCGGAGTTCACGTTGAAGGATCCGCCCTTACCGCCCTGGATGTTACCAGAGACGTTGACGTTCGTGTCTCCCTGAATGTTACCACCACTCAAGTTACCACTCAAGTTACCACTGATGTTACCACCAGAGAGTGAAGTATTACCTTGAATGTTACCACCAGACAGTGCCAGGTTACCGTCAGGGTTAGCGGAGACGTTACCCGATCCAGAACCTGAACCAGTACCAGAACCAGAGTTGACTAGTGCTGCACCTGAGTCATAACCCATACAGCGCCAGCTACCTGACGGAGCAGAGTTACTTGTTCTACCTGTAGCATCAGAGTAGCGGAGAGTTGAACCCGCTACTGTAGCGCCAGGGTTTGTTGCTGAGTTTTCTGTTCCTGACTGTTGCAGGAACGCATATGTTCCGATATCACCTACCGAAGCGTTAGCGTTTACAGATGCATCCAGAGTAATCGAAGCAGTGTTGATTGCACTGATACGCTTGTCTGAATCGACAGTAATAATGGGAATGGCAGCAGCCGAACCATAATTACCGGCACTAACGTCTGTGGTTTGGTTTACGTTTGAACCAGTACCGTATAGGGCCATTGACTTTCCGTCTCCTTCGTAGTTTATTTATGATGGATTGATTAGACTTCTTCCAACATGAAGCGGAATTTCTTACCACTTCTACGGTTGGTGATGTAGAGGTTCTCTTCACCCTCTTCAATCAGATAGGAACCCCAACTTCCATCAACTGTATTGCCACCTTTAGTCTCATTGCTGAGGTCAAGGTCACTGGAGTAGACATTAGCGAAACGTGTGCCGCTTGCACCAATATCATGTGTGCCATCTGCGTCAGGTAAGATATTACCAGCAACAGTAAGTGAACTCAATGTACCAACATTTCTCAAGGAAGAGTTGATAACACCTGAACCCAGTGTGGTAGCATTCAGAACGCTAGTATCAGCGATTTGGAATGCTTTGCCGGACACAAGATTGAAGTGCTCGGTGGATTCCCAGTGATCATTATCATTATACCACAAAAGACTGTGGTCTGATGCACCTTTCAATACAATACCACCACCATCGGCTGTAGTATCGCTAGGAGAATCAACAGTACCTAGTTCAAGGTTCTTATCATCTACTTGTACAGTAGTTGAGTTGATTGTAGTAATCGTACCCTGAACATCCAGACTACCTGTTACAGTAAGACCGGCACCCACAATAAGAGAACCACTCAGTGTGACACTATCCATGGTGCAAGCACCAACGATGTCAGGAGTGTTGATTGTTGGTGATGTCTGGAAGACCAAGGCACCACTGCCAGTCTCGTCAGTCACGGCAGCAGCGAGGTTGCTACTGGAAGGAGTGCCGAGGAAGGTAGCGACGTTACTAGCAAGACCAGAAACACCACTAGAAATAGGTAGACTGGTTGCATCTGAGAGATCAAATGCAGGAGTGCCGTCAGATGCACCCAGTGCTAGTTCAACACCACCGTATGATACGCTGTTGTTTGAAAGTTTGCCGTTCTCAATAGATCCTGCCAACTGAGCGTTGGTGATCGTACCACTCAGACTAGAAGTGGGATAGTTGGTAGCATCAGAAAGATTGAATGCAGGAGTAGCATCAGTGCCACCCAGTGACAGTGAAACTCCACCGTAAGATACGGTGCTGTTCTCTAAGTTACTATTAGCAAGTGGGGTACTAAAAGTTGCAGTACCTTCAACACTCAGAGTATCAATATTTGCTGTGCCATCAACATACAGGTGACGCCACTGTTGTGACGCAGAACCTAGATCATATGCATCATCCGTGTTAGGAATGATGTTAGAGTTTACATCTGCCCCGAAAATAACATTATCAGACGCAGCATCCCCGAGGGTCAGGGTGCCTCCATTGAAAGTGGTTGTGCCAGTAACCTCCAGGTTACTGTACATAAACACGTCTGCTGCGAAAGTGGAGACGCCAACGTGGGAAGAAAGACCAGCAATAACTTGCTGATTCTTTCCACCTACCTTAGCTAGTTCCCTGGCTCTTGACATGGGTAATATTTGTGCAGGTTAGGTGTTGATATTATTTATCTACGATTTTATTCTGACTCTAAACGCAATCCTTTGAGTCATCTCAGGTGCACTAACATTTGGAGCTGATGTCCTATGTATCTGGGTATGAGGATATACAATTATCCTCCCTGGTTTGTTGCTCACAATGTCACTTGCCCACCCAATATCATACCCATGTTTCCAGTGTTTAGCACCTGTATTTTCATTACTGTAATAGTAAAAATCGCCACCCCAATCAGGTCGCCATTCCCTATTAGCAATGTATAATACGGTGAACCAACTGTCATCGTCGGGATCAATATTTGGATCTGAGTCCTTATGTAGTTGCCCATTGCGACGACCAATTGCACGTGACTCTATGGGATCAGCACACCTTGCATTGAGCATGATAGTGAACCCATTTTCCTTCTCAAACCCATACTTCTCATAGAAATTTTCCTTCTCCTTGTATCCACTTTTATTACCAGATAATCCAGCACAATTCTCTCGGATACCATCCGGAGATGCTTTGCCGTCAAATAATTTTTGATTGATAGTATTCCAGAGTTCTTCAATAGCAGGATGCTTTTTCAAATCCTCGGCATTTCTTCCAAATGGACACCGATACATTGAAAACTCCATAAGACTTAGGAGTCCCATTGGTCCTAAGTCTTCATCTAAGAAATGACGACTAGATGTCTTACCATCTGTTGCTGGAATATACTCATGTAAAGATTTTTTGGGATCATTGAGCAGTTGCTTGAATCCAAGCCACTCCTGATACCAGGAGATTGTCTGACAATAATCGTACACAGATTTAGACAGAGAATCTGTGATCAGACCGTCGTGAACAGTGACCATACGCCAAGGGGGTATTCAGTTAGCACTACTATTGGGAGTTGTGCGGTGTCCCTTTCTTATAGTTTTACTCTAAATCCTATGCGCTGAGTCATCTCATTTGCATCAGAACTAGGTGGTGTTGCTTTATGTATATCATTATGATGATATATAAAGACCCTACCGGGTTTATTTCCTATGATATGTGTTGGATAACCAATATCGTACTTATATTTGCGGTGTTTGCAACCAGTATATTCATCACCATAGAAGATAATCTCACCACCCCAGGCGGGTTTCCACTTCCTATTCACCACATATAATACTGTATAATACTCACCCTCAAATTCTGGGCGAGTATCCTTATGGATCATCTTGTACTGCTTCTTTTCTCTTACCAACCCAATGGGTTCACATGCCCTGGCACTGAAGTATGAGGTCCAATGCTCTATGTTGCGAGGAGCATGATATTTTTCAAAGAAATCTGTGTGATCTTTGAAGAAGTGGTTACCCACTCTCAATCCATCAACAAAATCACCAATGCCATCTAGCGTTGCCTTACCATCAAATACTTGGTGATTGATCTTAGTCCACAGTGACCAGATCAAATTATTACGTTCTTTCAATGAGTCCGTGTTCCATCCAAATGGATGTCTGTATGATGAGAACTGCAAGAGTTGCATCATCCCAAACAATCCTGCCTCCTGCGACAGGATGTGACGCCGAACGTCATTACCATCCTCATTAGGAATATATTCATTCAACTTCCTAGTACAGTGGTTAGTCTCCATGTCGAGACCATACCACTTGTGATACCAAGATATACCCTGACAATAATTATGGATCTCGTCCGCTAAAGTATCGTCAATCAGATCATCATAAAATTTGATCATGTCAATCCACAGGGGTTAGTGCAATCTTATATCGTTTGCCTGTTTTATTGTTGATCATAAAGATATCTTCCTCACCTTCCTGAAGTGTCCAGTTACCTTCAGTGCCATCAACATCATTACCACCTGTGCCCACATTACTGAAGTGCATGTCAGCAGTGTAAACATTCGCCCAGCGTGTGGTAGAAGCACCCAGGTCACGAGTAGCATCAGCATCGGCAAGCATGTTACCAGAGAGCGTGATACCAGACACTGAGATGGCAGGAATGCCAGTCAGACCAGTTGCATTACCAGAGAATGTAGCAGCAGATAATGTATCAGTGGCAGGATTATAGGTGAGTGCAGTGTCAGTCCTAAGTTCTTCAGTACCAGTTGCTGCCTCAGCAAAGATAGGATAGTGAACGCTATTTGCGCTGTTGGTTGCTACTAGACTACCATTACCAGCAACAATGTTGGTTAGTCCTGAACCATTACCCGAGAAGTTTGCTGCGGTAATAATACCAGTGGTATTGATATTCTGTGTGATAGCACCAGCAGTGTCACCAATGATGAAGTCACCACTCAGAGTACCCAGTGTAAGTGTTACATTACCACTGTACTCACTATGGGGAGCAGATTGCACCCGAGTGAAGTGGACGTTAGATACTTCACAATAGTAATCAATACGTGCAGGAGATCCATCATCAACCAGGATCTTCAGTTGATTGGTGATAGTGTTGATGCCAGTAACAGCATTGATGTTACCATTCAGATCACCAGTGACATTACCAGTTACATCACCAGTAAGATCACCAGTATAACCACCAGTAGAAGTTGAGAAACCACTTACAAGAACGCTACCAAAGTTATTTTGTCCTGTGCTGGTTACATTACCAGTCAGGTTACCAGTCACATTACCCGTGACATTACCTGTGAGATTACCAGTAACATCACCAGTCAAGTTACCACTCACCGGACCCTGAATGGATGCAGCGGTGATAATACCAGTGGAGTTGATGTTGATATTATCTAAGAAACTGATGGTTGACAAACCAACAGAGTTCAAATTACCAACAATATTACCAGTCACATCACCATCATGAGTACCAGTTGTGATGCCAATCAGGTTACCAAGTACATCACCAACCAGGTTACCATTGAATGAACCACCATCAAATAGTGATGCGGTCATTGCCAGTCCAACTACGTTGCCACTGAAGAATTGACCTGCGGTGATGATACCAGAAGCACTGATGTTATCGAATTCTCCCGATACATCAATGGTTGCAATACCAACAGAGACCTGAGATGCTGTGAGACCTTTACCCACACGGACAAAACTAACATTCTCAACAGCACTACTACCATCACCATTCTGAACAGCAATAATTGCACCAGTAGCAAAGATAGTGACGATGCCAGATTGTCCAGGAATGTCTGTAAATGACAGACCAGTTCCAATACGGAACGTGGTAACACCAGTGACCCGAGTAAATTCGTTAGCGTCTTGAAAATCGTTGGCGGATTTGTTGATAGTTAGTGTGGCAACACCAACCTCAACACCACCATTATCCTGCTTGGTGGCAGAGAAATCTACACCATTACCAGTGAAGTTGATGATAGTGGTAGAACCACCAAAACCAACTGGAGTTATACCATCCTTCTGAACATCAATACCATCAACACTACCGGAAGGAGCACCAGACGGTGCTGCCCAATACCTTCCACCTTCAGTGGTACCATACAGCACATGGTTATTATTTCCGGGCAAACCGAGATTCGGTTCCACCTCTTCCAGTGCTAGAAAACTGGGGAACCCGTCAGTTTGTTTACGATCAGTGGATAGACCTGAGTAGGATGTAACACCTACACGCCCGGACAGCAGTCTCATTTTTACTTAGCGTTTTCGAGAATAGAAATGATGCACTTCATGGTGTTATTCTCATCACCTTTGATGGTAAGAATGTCACCAGTCTCAAGTGCGAGACGACCATCAAGGAATGACATTGCATCTTGATGGGGGATGCGTGCATCACGCACGACTTCAGTTTCTTCTGCACCACGCTTATGGGATACAGTGAAAGATACTACGGAAGATCCTTGACCCACGTTTGATACGTTGCCATAGATCAACAGTGATGCCACTCCAGGAGGGCAGGTGTAGATACCAACAGCACCAGTAGTGACTACATGTGTGATGGTTCTAAATTTATTGAGTGGGATTGCAGCCATTAGACATTACCTCCGAGTGCAATAATTAGTGGTGTAAGGGTTGCTTGGATACTCTTATTGAAAGCGTCACCTGTAATGGTGCCTGTTTGCTGGTTGATAGTAAATCCATCACCAACTTTCAAGTTACCTCTCTCATCTGTGGAGGTATAAACAACTCGACCACCACCCTCAGATACAGTTTCATTCTCAGGAATTGTAACGCCACCTTTACGGGGTAATGCGTTAGCAATAGTAAGACCAGCACCCACAAACTCGAAGGTATATGATGATGCCAGGACCAGAGATTGACGCCTCAGTGGAATGTCAGATCCAAGACCGACATTTGCTGGTAATGTTTGATCAATCGTAATGGTCGAAACGCCTGCAGTTACAGGTGTCGCACTATTTATAGTGAAGTAAGTGGGACCAAGTACGGCGTCTGCTTCTGCTGTGGTACCACTACCACCAGCAATGGTAACGTCAGGTGTGGTACGATATTGCGTGCCAGTGGCAAACATATCAATAGATGTCACCTGACCAAATCCATTCACTGTTGCTGTTGCTTCAGCAGTAGCACCATTAGGACCAGAGGGAGCACCGATTGTAACGTTTGGAGGATTGGATGAAGTATAACCACTACCAGCGTTGGTTATATTGATTCTGATGACTTCATTGAATAGTTCTCCAATAAAGAATACTTGTCCTGAATATGGACGGTGATTCAATCCACTAACAACAACTGTATTATCTTCCTCATTGGCATCTTCTGCCAGCGTGCCAGTGTCTGTGACAGTACCCACACCGGATGCTACAACACCAAAGGTACCGAATGATGCGTTAGAGTTGTTCAGGTCACACTGACCACCTGACACACAGGAGATAGCGTACTCATCACACACAGTGAAGATAGACACCAACTGTGCATAACCATCATTGGAGATTGTGACACCAATACCACCCTGATTGTACTGGGTGTAGGAGTCAACCACCATGGACTTGGTACCACCAGCGTGGTTACCATCGATCCTCATGCCAATACTATTAGGAACAAAGTTCGTGCAGTTCCTAACATAAGGAGACTGGGTGATAATACCAGTGATTCTCGCACCAGTGCCAGCATCACCAGCATCGAATGTAATAGTATCTGCAGTAAATGATGTAATACCAGTGAAGATACCAGCAAGTGGATCAGTTGCCCGTGGATATGAATGTAAAGTCGCATTATCATCACTGTCACAGGTCATTGCAAAACCACCAGTGACAATACCAATACTGTCAGATAGTGTCAGACCATGACCTACAATTGTAGCAGTGGTAACACCACTGATAGGATCGTAATTGATGAATGTGGGTGTGGTAGAAAGACCTGTGTGCCAGTTGGGTCCAATCTTGAATGAATCAGCATTGGCACTTACAAAACTGTGACGGTTGACCACACCCTCAGGAGGGAATGTGATCATTGCACCAGTGTTAGCAGCACCAACAAAGGACATGTTCTGAATCAAGACACCATTGTGAACCTTGAACAGATCTTCTCCAACGTTTAGTGGAATAACTTGAGTATTTCTTAGATCATCACCATCAATGGAAACATTACGTGGCACAGTGATGGGGTTCTGCTCACTGTAAACACCACCAGCGACACGGATTACGTCACCAGCACCCACAACACCTGCTGCTGCCTTGATTGTACGTTTGGCACTACTGATTGTTCTGCCATCATTATTATCATTACCATCTTCTGTAACATAGACAATGTTCAGTGTAGATGCACCAGCACCAACCCACTGAAGTTCACCACTAGCATCGGCAGCAAGAATAGACTTAGCAACACCAACTTGAGAATTAGCGTCACGGAAGACACCATCAAAGCGAGCAGCACCCTTTACATCTAAAGTATATTCTGGTTGGGTACTGCCAATACCTACGCGGTCATTACCATCATCATATACAAGTTGAGGAGCACCCCCAAAGGTGCCATCATCCTTCTTATATTGTATTTGATCCGGACGACCGTCTGCTAGTGTGGTAATATCAGCGGAGTTAGACCAGGATACACCAGCACCTGTACTAATAAGAACTTGCTGATTAGACCCCTCAAGGTCATTTACATCGTAGAATTTTTTTCTGACCGCAATATCTTTATTGAGGTCAACGTCCTTGGCAGGTTGAGTGCTACCAATACCCACTTGAGCAGCAGTAATAATGCCGTCAAAGCGTGCAGTTGTAGCAACATCTAAACCGTATTCTGGATTAGTTTTACCAATACCAGTACGTTCGTTGTCAGCATCTACGACAAGAGCCTGGTCGCCAACTTCCAGACCCTTTTCGACAGCAAATTTCTTATTTACCGATGCCATTTACCAAGAGACCCCTTCTGTAAGTGTATTTATCAGGTAGTTCGCATGATATATGCGAGTGCATAGTATTGAGGACGGTTATCAAACGAATCACCGCTACCAGTGTTACCTGTATTCTGGTTACCACCATCTCCAGTGGAACCCACGACACTAACGTCAATGGGGTGAGTGTGACTGGCACCACCGTTATCTGTGCCACCACTGAGGGATGCTGTGATACCAGTGGTTGCGGAAGTGGTGTTGTACATCGTACCATCACCACCAGAGCTCGAACTGTCAGCGTCCATGTTGAAACTACCAACACGACTGGAGCTCCAACCATTTTGACCATTAGCAAATCGCAGATGGTCATCACCAGGGAAGACGTGTGAGTGAGCAGACTCGCTGATATCAATAGCAGCACTGATAGTGTGACTGTGAGTTGCAGTGGTAGCATTTGACGTTCCCTGTGCTTCCAGAGTTCCAGCACCGTGATCGTGCGCTGGTTGACTGTGGAAGTGACTCGGCATATTGTTGACACTCAAAGTGGTAGAGTCATTACCACCCGTAGCACCAGTGTTGTAACTATCACCAGAACCAACAACAAAGCGGTTTCTGAGGTCAGGTGTGCTGTTGCTACCATCACAGAGTGACCATCCCGTAGGAACGGTGCTACCAGACCACATGATGATGCCACCAAGAGGAATGGTGCCAGGTCCAATGAACTCACCAGCAGTGATGGTGTTGGATGCTACCTGAGTATGTGAATACAGTGTAGAACCAGAGAAGTACAGGACTCCGTTGTCTGTCAGTTCACCATCAGTGCCAGCAAATACGACCCGCGTCTCAGTCAGATCACTGACTGCGAGACTTGCAATCGTGGATGCAGCACCAACACTGATGCCACCACTGATGTAAGCATCACCAGTTGCGTCAAGCACACGGTGACCTGTGGTTCCAGTGTTCTGACCCAGACCCAGTTTGTCAAGGGCATAGTGATCAGTATCATCAACAGCAATTGGTCCCCAACGCTTCCATGGAGAAGAGTCACCAGTTCTAACATAACCAATGAACCCACCTTTATCGTAAGACAGATTCAGAAGAATCTGGTCAATAGATGATGTCGGAGTTGCATTGGAGGAACTTCCATTGACACCAACAATAACACTAGCACCAACAGCACCAGATCGATTACCCTTCAATTGAAGGTCAATCAGTTCAGTATTACCCAAACTGTACAGGTTATTCTTGACAGTCAGGTCATCAAAGTCTGCAGTAATAGGAACTTTGAGGACTGGAGTAGAGTCAAACTTAGTGATGGTGCTGATCTCTTCACCAGTCAGAGCATCAATCTTCTTACGACCGATGAAGAACTCACCCCGGTCATTCATACCAGAGTAGACAACAGTACCGCCACGAGTGCTTACAGACTGTGCTAGCAACTGCTGATCATCATCTAGCACACGGGTTTGCGTCTGAGGCATGCCTGTGCTATAGTTGCCAGGTCCATAACCCACGTACTCAAAGGTGTGACCTGAGGCACGGATGGTGGAGTGACGACGTTGCTCAATAGGGATGACTTTGATCCGTTGTGCAGCAACATACTGAAGGTGGGCAGCAGCATTGGTGCCCATGACACCACGTGCAATCTGATTCTTCTGTGGGTTGATGATACGGACAATCTCATCCTCAATCTGGAGGAAGTCTCCACGATTGAAGAAGTGAGGATTCTTCAGTGTGATACTTGTAGAAGTGGTAGTAAGACCAGCACTGATCTCACTAAATGCACCATCATAGATGGGAATAGTTTGACCATTGGCACGCACTCCCAGTCCATTACCATGAGCATATGCACCAGTACCACTGAATGTGGGTTCGGTATCAGACTCAATCAGAACACTGAGAGATGAACCATAACCAATACGATCTTGAATAGACCACGTACCATTGTATTCTGCATTGGCACCATTGATAACAATCTGATCACCACGTCTCAAACCAATGTCCGTGTGCATTGTCACGGTTGCGATCCCAGTGGTCGCGTTGTGAACAATGTTGGTGATTGTAGTGGTAACACCCACGTGGTAAACAAAACCACCAGTGGATCCTACAGAGACACCAGTATCAGTGAACAGCAGGTTCTTAGCATCAGTGATTTGACTGATACGATGCAGACCATCAACTGCGGTGCTACCAACACCAACCACTTGAACAATGTCTCCCACATTGTTCATGATTTCAGATACCTGAATAGTGGCATCAGAACCACTTTGGTACTTAGGAATACCTCGGAGAGTCAGTGTGTCAGAAACTTGATAACCTGAACCCCTATCTACAAGAGTAACATCAGAAATATTACCAGCAGAGTTGACAACAACATCAGCGGTAGCACCTTGACCACTACCACCAGTGAAGTGAGCACCAAAGTAAAACTCACCAGATCCACTGTTTAGACCGAATCCATCGCCGCCTGCTAGACCACTGAATTGCAGAATACCATTCAGGTCATGATCATAATCAGTGTTGACTGTGACAGTAGTACCACTGACCGTAACATCGGTAACTTTCTTACCGATTCCCATATCATCAAGGAGTTTGAATGTTGACTCCTTAGTGATGCTGTGCTGAGGATCACTACTCTCAACCTTTCCGATGTCATCTCGGACAGCATATGACTTAGAATCCAGAGGATCATCTACAGGAGAATCAACATCAACAAATGGTTTCAGGTAGTTGATATTCTGTGGGAACCTGTTGCGTCCAATATTGAATGGTGCCAGGTCGGGAGTGCTGTGATAACCTAACAGTGTCAGATCATAGACACCATCCTGAACACCAGGATTGTGCTCTTGGATTGTTTCATGGTTGAAGATCTGGTATGCATTACCATACTCTTTCCTAACAAAGTAAGGAGAGAACGTACGACCAGAACCCACAACACTGTTATCCATTACAGTGTAAGGGATGTCAGTGGCAATGGTGCTGATACCACCAGGATCTGTGTTGATACCAATCCGGAAGGACTTCTTATCAATGATCTGATTTACATAATGCAGACCATTGTATCCATCGTTAGCATCACCATTGACATTATTCTCAGACCGCAAACGGTTGATCTGAATCAGTTGACCGTGACGCAAGCGGTGGGGATGACGGCAGGTGATGAAACCAATGTTACCAGTCCATGAAGCATCGACGATATAGGTTTCGGTACGGAGGTCTAGATCGCTGCTGAGAGTATTATTCTCGTTCTGGAAGTTGGTGTCATCAACAACTGTGCCACTATCCTGAATGGTATAACCATTCTGCGGAGGTGCTGCAATGCTGCTACCATCAGGCAGAATGTAACGGAAGCGGTAAATTGCCTCGATGTCCTGGCGATCATCAATCTTACGAGTGATGAACGTTGCAGGAGTCTCAGGACTGATGGATGACTGGTTGACCTTGACCTTATCGTGCAGTGTGTTGCCAGTCTTGACATTGACAAACCAACCAGTATCATCATACTGGATAGGATGACCAGGATCACCAGGTTCTTTGTCAACTACATTAGAGACAATGCGAAGTTGACCACCAACGTTGTTGATACCAGTGATGGCAACATTGGCAAGTGCATTATCCTTGCTGGTTGCAATCTTGATCTTATCATCTTCACCTGCAACAGGATTTGCAATTACATAATACTTCCTGTTATAGTCAATACCATCAGGCAGTGCTCCATCAGCAGAATAGAATCTGATTGATTCTCCAGTGAACAGGTTGTGGGTTAGGTTCTCACACTGAAGAGTGATGGTATCACTTGAAATACTACTGATACCAGCTGCTCTGCCAACCAGGAACTCTTTCTTACCACTGACAGCAGTTGTGCCATTAGGCACGGTCATCATGATCTCTGCTGAGGTGATCTGACCGTTGATGTTCAGTTCTAGCAGGTCACCAGGTTTGTTACCAACAAAGTATTTCGATGCAGTAACGATGGGAACATCGTCACGTTGTTTGAAGTCACGGAGATATAGTTTAGTGTCTGCTGCAGCAGCAGTGTCATCTACATCCAGTTTCAACCAGTTGAATGTAGTCTTCTTACCAAAGTTCTTCTGGTTGGGATGGATAGCGGTGATGAAACCTTGATCATCCTTCTGGAATGCATCATCTTTGAAACCATCACACAGCAGAGCTGATGCACCAAAGTTGCTGTTAGAGTTGGTGATGGAGGCGTCAGAACCAGACTCACAGATGAAGTGATGTCCACAACCCACAGCAAACACAGACACCAACTGGAGTTGTGCGTTGTTGGATGCTTTGATATGGAAGTTCTGATAATCAGGTTTATGGCGTGCCATGCCATCCGTGTGCAGGATGGTGCTAGTTCCTAAAGTGTCCTGATCGTCATATACGCCAGTGCTTAGATTATACTTGACAAACGCATCATCATCCTTGTTCAGGGACACACCCGTGAACTGAGCCAGCACCATGGATTTGAATCCAGTTGCCTTGCTACCATCAGCATGCAGACCGTTGATGCCAAAGACAGAACGGAGAGAGCAGTTGAAGATGTATGGGGAGGCACTTGTTACAGTGTCACTCTCAACAGTCACCGTGGGTGACAATCCACTTAGGTTAGGCGTGGCAGTGGATGCCGGGGCTGATGTAACAGAATAGGTAAAGAGCGTGTCACTCAGTACCTGTGACACCACATGGACACCATCATACTCTGTGCCATTGACATTACTTACTCCAGCAACACCCTTGATGTTGATAGGTGTAGCAACAGTCAGTCCATGTACTTCACTGGTGCGGACAGTAACAATGGTGGTGGCAGTAGGATCAGAGGAGTTGACACCTGAATAGATGTCCTGAATCTGAATAGCACCAACATTAGAGATTGCACCAACAATCCTAGACTCATCAACAACTTGCTCAAAGTCGTCGTTAGTGGGATATGATGGGATGGCACGACCAGATGCATTACCATATGCTAAGGTCAACTTAGCATAGTACATGTCAAGGTCAGTCAGACCCTTGCCACTCATCTGATTCACACCATCTGCATACTCAAAGCAGGTGAGTTTATGGTGTGAGAATGTAGGAGAATAGACGTTTGTGGTGTAATCTTTATAGATCTTATCTGCAGGATCACCATCAAACAGAGTAAACTCACGGAAGTAACAACCACCAGTTACCCTAAAGATCGCTGTGGCAGGAATACTGTCATTTTTAGGATCTGGTACATATTTTGGTCGGATCTTAGTCTTACGAAGATCTGAACCACAAATAGATGTACCACGTGGCATAATAACGCCACCGTTTGCACTGTTGAATTGGTGCAGTACGTTATTGGCGTCCTGAATATTGAAGTTAGTTCCTACTCCAAATTCATCAATGGTAGCAGAAGCACCATTTACATTAGTAACCGTGCCAGATGTGTCAATCTGGTAACCAGGACGGTTGTCAATATAATGAACGCCAGGGGAGACTACAATTGTAGTTTTATCAAACTTATCGTTATCTTTACCGAGTTGATACGAGAATCTAGCAGACTCAATCAGAGCCCGTTGAATCGTCTTGAATGGACGGGTTCTTGAATTACCCGTATTACTAATGTCATCTGTAGCATCCAGTTCTTCTGGATTGACGTAGATGACATTGCCCTGAATGTTCTTCAGGAAATTTTCAAGTCTACTAAGAGGCATTACCTATGAGTCCAGACACCATTCCTTCAGATTATTTATGGTGTCTGGACTGACAGGTCAGATCACGCTGACCATCTCAATTTCTCCATCAATATCAGTTGCCAGTTGTGCAATAGACCAAACGCTCATAAACTGTTCCATGTCAGGGCAGTCTAGTTGCTGAGATCCACCGTCAGAACCATAGATCGTGAAGATCCGAGCAGGAACATTGACCTTGATCTTGGTAACGTGCTCGTTATCAAACATGGGTGTCTCAGTTGGGTACCCACAAAGTATAGCGCCTCAGTCGTCCACTGTCAAGATCGCTGTGACAGTAAAGAAAGCGTCGATCATCCCGCCACTTTGGTTCCGGACCTTTACAGTACGACCATAGGGCATGGACTCCACAAACAGTTCCTGATAGCAGGTATTAGGTGTCAGTTGCACAATCAATTTGTCTGGATCAGACTTACCATTCCACTCTTCAGGGAGGTCAATGATGCCATCAACTCGAACTCTGCCGCGAAATTCGCTAACTACTGTGTTTTCCATAATCACATTCATGTACAGTTATTATAGCACAATTACTTGGTAATAGTGTTACGTGGACCTCTGTAACGCTCGTCTAAAATGTTACGTTCCTCATCATCTGGTGCCATGAATACGTTGGGATCAGGATAATCCTCCCAAGTTTTGCCTTCATAATCAATAATCAGGGGGTTGATATCCTTTCTTTCACCATACACATGGTAGAAACAATCGATGTCAGCACCTGAAACGTTTCCACCAACATGTTGCAACACAATCTTGGTGTTGTCAAACTCCTTGACAATGATGTCCTGTTGTGCTCCAATAGAAGTGAGAGACACAGTGATACTGTCCTCATATACCAGGTTTACCCAGTATTCAGGCAGAGTGATCTCATTGGTGCCAGTCAGTCTGCCACGGTGATACACAGCGACTTCCGGTCCCTCAATACATGCATAGCGCAGTCGATGTCCTTCCTTTGTAGGATGCTGGATGTCAAATGACTTACCCAGAGCATCTGCTGTGGCAAATCTACTAGCAAGTCTGCCCTTGTTCAGACAGTCAACTTTGCCAGTGACATACACATCACCATCAATATAAACAGCATTTACTGCCTCTTCCCCAATAACCTCAACATCACCATCAATCTGCAGTGCCCTGCCTTTGACACCAGACTTGAATTCATCAATATCTGTGCCGATGTTTACTGTTGCTTTAGCATAACCTGAGTGCTTTCCTGCAATAACAGGTCCAGTGGCAACAAGTGTGCCATTGAAAGGTGCATCACCATTTACGGTTTGAGCAGCAGTATCAAGTTTTGCTGGATCTTCTCTACCAATGTAGACTTTACCAGTCTCAATGTCTCTGATGCCTGCCATTATTCTACCAGTGAGTTGATGTAATCGCCTAGTGGAGGCGGAATGATTTTTGATTGTGGTTCATGAATACGAACCATGTCCCCGATGATAAAGTTGAAACCTTTGGAATTGGTGATCAACTTATCACTTGCGGTCACTGTAGTGTTGTGACCTATGAATTTAGCAAAGTTTTTTGCCTGACAATGAACATCATGTTCGGCATGTAAAAAGATGTCGCCGGTTTTTGCATCAGTTGCTTTCATGATGATGTCTTTCGCCATCACCGAGAAAGTTCCCTTACAGTCGATGTTTATGTCACCATCAGACTTGATATTGATAGGACCAGCACCAGCCTGAATGATGTTAGAACCTTGGTCATTTTCAGTGGCACGGAGTTCCCACCCACCATCTTCAAAGATTCGCAAAGATGCAGCAGATCCGGCAGCAGCACAAATTTGTGCCTTCCTTACTGCTTTACCATCTTCCTCCTTACCAATACGAAAGGAACCATCTTCAGGGTGGTTGACAATATATGGGGGTGACTTTGACATTAGTATCCTTTCGGGCAGTCAATAACTGTGATAACCTGAGCATCAGGAAGAACAGGTTTCTCGTATTGTTTGATTTCAGTGAATGTTGTAATGGGTCTAATAAATGCACCGTAACCAGTCTTAGACTTGATCCTCAAAGTAGGAATCTTGTCTAGTCCAATGTCAACAATGCCACTCGCTCCTAAGATTCTACCATTCTCGATGATTGGAGTCAAGACGCCACCATTTGAAGTAACGATAGTGTCTCCCTCCTCATAATCAAATCCAGTGTTGATAATTTGAATACCATCAACTTGACCGATAACTCGATCACCATCAGCAGTTCCACTGCTACTAACACCACCAGGTCTAGTCACCTCATCTTGCACAACCTCTTGAATTACTTCACCATCATTATCAACTCCGATAGGCGTGAGAGTATCGACCGTAACACTTCCACCCCCGAGATACCCAGAACCAGGGTTAGTGATAATAATATTGGTAACTTTACCTTCTTTGACAACGGCAGTTCCAGTAGCGCCCCTGCCATTATTACAACGGTCAACAATAGAAACGTATGGTACGTCATCAAATCCTAATCCCAAATCATCCATCTTTGCGCCAACAACTTCACCGACAGAGTTGACCACTGCCTTAGCAACAGCACCAATTCCACCACCACCAAAGATCTCAATACTTGGTGGTCCACATTCAAATGCACTGGTATTACAACCACCTGCTAATGAAGCAGTTACACCACCTAAAACTTTATTAGCACTACCAACCGTTTCTAATGTGCCTTGAATAGTTCTAGTAACACCAGCAAGTTGTGCTTGAGATCCAGTGAGACTAGTTGCACGTTCTTTTGCATCC